TTAATTTTATGGTCTGACATAGTTCCGCCTTATAAAATTGCTATGTAAGCAAAGACTAGGGCTCTATATAGAGCCCTGTGGTTTGATTTAGAATGTTCCGCCATCAATTGTGTTTGTCCAAACAGGAGCTGAAGCTCCAGAGTTCATCTGTAACATCTGACCAGCAGTACCTTTAGCAAGCTTAGAGATCGCTGTAGAACCAGAAGCGTACATGATATCACCAGCTGCAAAGCTAGAAAGACCTGTGCCACCGTAGCCTACACCAATTGTACTACCTTGCCATACACCAGTACCAATTGTACCAACAGTAGTCAAGCTAGAAGTTGTAACTCCAGAACCTAATGTACCTGCTGATAGTACCGAAGCGTTAGCAATTCTATATACTTTACCTGAAGGAACGTTTGTATCCTCACTTAGGGTCCAGTTATCGTTTGCACTATCCCAAATAATTGACTTATCTGTAGCACCTTTAAGAGTAATACCACCACCGTTTGCAGTTGCATCTGAAGGAGAAGCCGTTGAGCCTAATTCAATATTTTTATCATCTACAGTTACTGTAGTAGAGTTAATAGAAGTAAGAGTACCATCTACTTGTAGATCACCCGTTACACTTAAGTTACCGCCTACTGTAGTAGCTCCTGATACTGCTAAACTTGTTAACGTACCTACTGAAGTAATCGCTGTTTGAGCAGCTGTTAATACTGAACCTGTCAAATCTCCGGTTACATCACCTGTTACATCACCTGTTAAGTCACCAGTTACATCGCCAGTTACATCACCCGTTAAAGCGGCTGATACAGTTCCTGCACTAAAGTCGCCTGAAGCATCTCTAGCTACAATAGTACCTGCAGTATTGGCGTTAGTAGCATCTGATGTTACTGTAAACGTTCCACTTTCAGCATTTACTGAACCAGAAAGTCCAGTACCTGAAGTAGCACCTTGTTTAACGTAACTACCAGTAGTGTCTGTGCCTAAGGCTACAGAATTGGCTTGAATAGTTGCAACACCAGTAGAACTAATAAGAACGTCACCAGACATAGTAATTGTCTGCCAGTTAGATCCGTCAGCAATTAATAGATTGCCAGCTGTAGCTGTATCAGACCCGACATTGTCCATTTCAGCGAGCTTATTAGCACCAAGATATTTAGCTGCGATCTTCTTAAATGAAGTAGCATCATTATCATATATTAGTACATAGTCATTATCCCCGTCAGGGTTTGCAGTTAATGCAACCTGTCCTGTGATAACATCTGTATGTACCATTGCCTTCTGTACTGCTTCATTCTGAATAGTAGCAGTAAGCGTAGCGCTAGTAAGATTAGTTAAAGTTGCCGAACCTCCTAAGTCACCACCTAGAGTAATTACAGGGTCAGCGGTTAATGCAAGTGCTAGTACTCCTGCTCCTGCTGCTCCATCTGTATAAGTAGTACTAATACCTGTGTGTGATCCACCGGTAAGAACAGCTGCTGCTACGTCTTGGATGCCTTCCTGTCCACCAATTACGGTGACATCAGCTCCAGCATTTGTTCCGATGAATAAATTCTTCGAGACTTCTGAGTACGCCAATTCTCCTTCAGCAAGACTGGTAGGAGTGGCGGTGGTTGTACTGCGTTTAATTTTTAGTAAATTAGCCATTTAAAAGTAACCTCCATTTAAAGTTACATCAGGATACTCGGAAGTATCTGAACTTTCCGATAGTTGAGCATCTAGGATTATTGATTCCCAGGTGGTGTCTCTATAAACCATAAGTTTATTATCGGTTGTGTTATACCACAAATCCCCTTCCTGGAGATTTGTATCGGTTGCAGCAGGTGCTGCGGATTGTACGAACTTTTGGTCCGCCATTTGATGCAATGCATCTTGTATATTTGTAGCTGTAATAGTACCTACGGGGGTAAAAGATATATCTTCTGCCCCGCCAATAGCTACAGAATTTGTTGTTACAATAACCTCATCTGACGTAACTGTAATGTTATTGCCAGTGGTCTCTGTAATAGAAACTACTACACTCATATAGTAACTCCTGCACTAATAGAAGCTCTTCCTTGTATAAGGCGAGTTACTAATCCTGTACTAGAGGTAATATTTACATCATAGATATACTCAAAACTAGGGTCTAGCTCTGAAGTTTGTATTGAAGTTAAGGACAATTTAAACTTACCTTGCGCCGAGTTGACTAAAGTAACTGTCATATCAATAGGGTAGTCATCATAATGAGATTTTGCTAGTTTTGAAGCAAAAGAGTACCCATCTAAATTTAAGTCAGTACCTGCAGTAGCATCAACGGCTAGTAAGAGTTCCCAAGAAGAACCTTGCTCAATACTTAGATTGTATGTGCCTGCTGCCATAATAAATTCCTTATTAAAAAACCTTGCACGTACGGCTCTTAGCCGTTTGCGCTTCAAACTGATTAGGAAGGATACACCAAATTATTTTAATGACCTTCCTTTATATGTTATTATATCAAAATCCAACACAAAAGTCAAGAGTTAAATTTTTTATGTATCTTGTAATTCTTTTATCTGTATTGCCTGTTTTTCCACCATATCTTTAAGCTCTTTAATAGCTTCGATGTATAGTGAATGCAGAGCATCATATTCTACAGTTTTAAAAATTCCACCATCAGCGTGTAGAGGAAGAGCTCGCTCAGTTACAGCTTGTGGTAATACTTTTTCAACGTCCTGTGCAATTACACCTGCAGACCTTTTACCACTATCCTTACGAGTAAACTCCACTCCGTTAAGTTGTGAAACTTTAGTTAGTGCATCTTCTACTGTGGAGATAGCTGTTTTAAGATTGCGGTCAGATACCGTAGCTGAGCCTGCAATTACGCTGCCATCTACATGTAAATCTCCGTCGTCTTCAAGGCGCATTTCTTCTGCATTTGCAGTATAAAATCTTAGCCCGTGCGAAGCATCTGAGAATATAAAATCATGCGCATTACCAGTGTATACGTCTGCTGTACTACCAAATCTTTGGTCCTTTTCTAGATTAAATGTAGTTCCTACTAGATCTAATTGATCTCCTGCAGAGTAAGTAGTATCCGTACCTTCACCTATTAACCAGGTTGATGGTACGTTCTTAATCTTATTAGCGTCAATCTTAGCATCACTCTCAATTACAGTAGTAGAATCTATACTTATAGCACCATTGACTTGTATATTGTTTCTAAATTCCCAGTTATTAGAGTCATGAAAGTTCCTCATAGTCCATGCGTCTACACTAGAAGAGCGTCTATAGAGTGCAATATAATCGGCTCCAGCACCTGTAGAAGTAGGGACGTTGTCTCCATTATACTCAATACCGCCTCCATGTGTACTCGATTGACCAACATACACTCTACCTGTACCTTGATTCCCTCCCAACGCCTCAAGTGTGGCTACTCCTGCATCATTACAGACTACGCTTACTTTAGTGTTGTCTCCATTATCGACGTAGAGATCGCCTGTGATAGTCATGCTATCGACAATATTAACATAAGCACCAGAACTCCAAATAGCAGAACCATCAAAACTAAGATCTCCTATTACTACGTCACCGGTCCCCGCAGGAACTAAGTTAATATTGCCATTAAAATTGGTGCTCGATATAGTATTGCCTTGAATATTAATATAGTCAGCCTGCATCTCCGACATCTTTAACTTACCGGTGTTTGGGTTGTATGTGAAACCTGTGTCCGTCTCCGCACCTTGAGTACCTGAAGAACCGTCTACAAATAGGGGGTATACAGTCTCATTAGTAGTATTATTAGAAGTACATGTTATAGAAGTAGCTAAAGCTGACGTGCCGGAGAACGTAGCATCAGTACCAGTGGCATTGGACCCTACAGTCAATACCTGTACAGGGGTAGCATTAGTATTTCTAACACCAGTAGAATATACAGAGCTACCTGCGGAGGTAGCGTTGCCTGTTACACTGCCAGTAAATACAGCATTAGAACCTGTAGTTCCAGAATCTAGTACCGTAGTACCATCAGTAGCCTGCACATCACCTTTTACGTATCCTGTTATATTAGAAGTAATGGTAGCAGGTAGCCTAGCATCACCTATAGTACCTGCATTAATATTGCCTGCATTCCTATAGTATGCACTGCTTTGACCATCTAACTTTTCTACGTCAATGTCGTACCTAGTTTCTAAATCCGACCAAGATGTACCACTGTACACTTGCCATTTTTTTAAGTTCTTATTAAATTTAATAGTTCCCGTAGATAAGTTACTACCTAAAGTAGCCCCTGTATCATCTGAGAAACCCATCGCTATGTCTCTATCCCTCTCTCTGAGAAGTGATAGTACATCTGTATATGTAGTTGCGTTAGTGGGGTTGTTCCAATTTGCTGCCATTTTATTATGCTCCTGTTGTTCCGTCTAGTCCTTGGGCACTCCAAGAGAAAGATCCTGTTGTTTTATTACCACTTGTATCGAATAGGTAAACTGTAAAATTAGTTGGGTTGGGGTTATCTAAGAAATCGTATACTGCGAAAGTAGGTGTACTACCCGTATTCGGAGAAACTGTTATAGAGTTCATATCTCTAAATTCTTTTGCAAAGGTTATTACCTTGCCAGTAGAAGCTGTAGTTATAGAATCACTACCACTTTCTGAGATTAGCTTTAGGTCTGCTAAAATATTCTGGGAATTAATAACCCCGAGCTTATTAACACTATCAGTGCTATATACTACTTTTACTTTAACAAACCTTAGATTAGTTGCAGCAGCTGCACTAGCACCTGCTATTCCTGCGTCCCATCCAGTAGTAGATGTTATACTTTCACTCTCATACAGACTCTCACTGTCTGTCCAATAAAAGGTAGGAGTAGACGTTATAGACCCTCCAATACCAGAAATATTATTAGTAAGAGTAAGCTGGGTTGCAGATACTTGACCTCCTAGGTCCCATTTCTGCCAGTAGACTGCGTCATTGGCTGTATCACCTCTTAAGAAGTATAGGTGGTCTATATCCTCTAAAAGGAAGGGGTATATATCTCCAGGGGTTGCGCTAGGCACAGTATTCCCATCATCTGCACGAGCTCCTTGAGATACAAAGTGTCCTTCCCATGTTTCTGTAGTATTAACAGGTAATACTGCTCTGCCTGGTATATCATCCTTTAACACTGAAATGTTTGACTTACTATGGAAAGAAGCTTCCTTCCATATACCGCCATTTGCTTCACAAGTAGATTCAACTGTAGAATTATATCCCTCACAGTGGGCAACAATAAGCTTACTAGAATCAAACTCAAAGTCCAAAGAATCTAGCAGCTCGTAATCTGGTGGCTGATTAACAAAAGCCTCAATAGAAGTACCTTGGCTTAAATTATCTGCAGTATCCCTTACCTTAACCCAGTATCTATAAGTACCTTTAGTTGTTTCAAAGAACGCGGAGGCTGTGCCTAGTTCAACCGTAGGGATGACATTGGCTAAATCTCCTACTTCACAACCTGGGGCAGGGCACTTGAATACTTCATAGTGCTTAACTGGTACTTCTGATCCATTGGTTACAGAAGGCCATTTAATAATAACGTTATTATCAATAACAGTTTTAGATATATCAGTCACCGGTACCTCTGTAGGACTAGCAATATCTACATCTATAGACCCCGTTAGTCCCGGGTTACCTGCTACATCATACGCTTTTACAAAATAAGTTCTACAAGCTACTCTAGTAGCAGTATCATATAAGACTCCTGATTCAGTATATGAAGCGCCCCAGGTAACTCTATCAATGTATCTAGTAGCATCACCTATAGTACCTGCATTGTCCCCAGTATCTACACCCCAGTTGCTATCCGCTAGTCTAGTTTCATAATATTTTACAGGTAATGACCCCGTAGTAGGAGTATTCCAGTCTACTAATACATTCTCCCCCGAAAAGGTATAAGTCATATTAGGGGCTCCTAGTACTATAATACTTGCTGTTGTGGTCCACTGCGTATTTTCAGTACTAGTATCACATACATTTCCAGCGCTGTCTATTGGTACAACCCAGAATCTCCAAGGAGTGCTAGGGCCCCAGGTAACTGGTATATCCTTGGATAGTATATTTGCTTCGTCTAAGTTTACTGTACTACTGTACCCTTCTCCAGACCAATCTTCGAACTTATTAATTCTGTATTTACTAATAGGTAGTTGGTTGGCATTTCTGGTATCATTCGCATTATTCCAGCTCAATCTAAAGCTTCCATCTACAAAGGTACTTTTACTATCTAAATTAAGAGAGCTGGTGGGCTTAGCTATAATAAATGTAGAAGATTCTGTTGTACTGTAGTTACCCGCGCTATCTTTTGCTCTAATGTAGAAAGGCTTTCCAGAAGGGTAGGCATTTACAGTCCAAGTAACCTTTTCTTTAAAACCTCCAGTAGTACTTACTTTCTTAGTATCATCATCAACACCCCATCCACTATCAACTTCTCTGGTCTCATACCCTGTTACAGGTAGAGATCCTCCTGTGGGCAAAGCCCAATTAACTTCTAGCATATCTCCTACTAGTACGGAGGTAGCACTTGGTGTTCCTGGTATAACTACTTCTACATCTAGTACTGCTGCTATTCCAAAGTTTCCTGCGCTGTCCTTCGCGGCAACAAAGTACCTTCTTACAGCTTGTCCTTTATCCGGACCCCAGGTAACTACCACACTTTTTTCTGTAATATCACAGAAATCAACCGTAGTACCTGCTGAAAATCCTTGGTTAGTAAGACCCTTTCGTACCTCATACCCTATAATAGGTAGTAGATTGGCACCTGGAGGGGTTACCCTCCAAGACATTAAATAGTTAATATTATCAAAGTCACTACTAGCGGATAAATACTCCGAAAAATTAAGTCCATCTCCGCCTGTAGACGCAGTATCTGGTGCCAGAATACCTATATAGGTACCACTACTGATGGACGTATTAGAAGCCGTATCGGTTGCTTTTATGTATAAAGTAGGATTATCAACTACTTTCCAGTCTACCTTATAAGATAGAGCCAAAGAGGTGCCCACATCCTCTAAGGTATTGCCTGCTATAGTTAATTTTGTGGTAGCAGCAGCATCTGTAAATACTTCATACTTAGTAACAGCAAATTGATTAGTACAGTCTGTCCAAGTAAGTGATAGATTTTCACCGTCTAGAGCATATGTTAGTACAGGGGTGTTTGGTACACCTATTGCAAAAGACATAGACCCTGCATTCTCAGAATAGTTATTAGTAGTATCCCTAGCTTTAATTAAAAAGTAGTAGGTACCTGAAGCTATAGAAGTAGGGGCGTACAAGTACTCCGTAGTAGAGCTTCTAAATATCTCACTACCTGCTGCCCAATTATTGGAAGAAGATATTCTTACAACGTACTCTTCGAAGTCTATATCTGCTATAGCATCCCACTTAATTAGTACAGTACCAGAAGCTGTAAGAGTTTCAATAGTTATAGAGCTGGATAGTACGTCAGCTGGCTTCGCTGTTTTTCCTAAAACAGTGGCGTATTCGGATACAAAGGGTGAGTATAACATTAGTAGATTCTCCTTGTCTTAACTCTGAATTCAATCACAGCACCATGAGGAGCGTCATTGATAGTAATATTATTATTAGTAGTTTCTCCTAGAGGTATCCAATCACTTAAGGTTCGTATTTTCCATTCCACATAGTATGAAGCTATATAAGGATAGGTACTATTAGTTCCAGGAGTAATCGGAGGCCTCCAACTAAAAGTGGCTCTATTTAAGAACATTCCTCTAGAGTCTTCGTATAGTTCTTCCGTTATAGTTAGATCTGTGGGAGCAGGTACTGGAGCGGAAGGATCTGGTAGATTGCTAGTAGATTTTATAGATAGGTCATCCCCTTTATCTATATAATTGTATTTACTGGGGTGATACATAAGTCCTGATATTTCTACAATATTCTGACTGGTTTCTCTCACTGTTAATACTCTAAAGTCTTGCGCTTCTATTGTGCCCATCTCTTCTAGTATCCACATGTACTGGGCCGTCGGGATCATAGAGAATTGCTCACTTCCATTTAAGGTAACTGAGGTTACTTCTGCATCCGAATTTATACCTTCAACGGATTTTGTCTCCACCCATACATAAGGCTTCCACTGGTTCTCATTACTAGCGTTTATACATAGCGCTTGTTTATCTGTTTGCCAAATTTTATCTGTGCCAGGTGCTTCACAAAGTGCTTGAGTACCATAAGTAGTAGTTAAATCTGTTCCATCTGTGTCAATACACTTAGGAGTTAGAGGCTGAATTATACCGTTTTTTAAACATTCCTCTGTCGTATTAATAACAGATATTTTATATTCTTTACCATTTATCACTTTTGTAGGGGAATCTAGATTAATAGTTGTAGTAGTACTACCCTTAGCTACTCTTCCGCCATATCGAATCCCAGATTTATGAGCATCCGAAATCTTAATTATATCCCCAGGTCTAACCCCCGATCCTTCTAATCCAGTACTAAAAGACACTGCTTCAGTTTCGAACTTTTCGGTGTATAGTACCCATTTGCCCATTCTTCGGGCTTGCGATTGAGACGTACACCCCACGGCTCTAAGGTCTATAGATTTAATTTGATTATTTGATTCTGTTATTCCTATTGAGTCCTCTACGTACTCTACATTTTGTCTATAATAGTCTAATGGGTTATTCCAAGTAACATGAGCAACATTATGTCTCTGTTTAACGGAAGTACCCTCATATGTAAACTTACCATCTATAACGTTAGCTTGACTAAAATTCATTGTAGGGTCTTTAGGGGCATCCTGCACAGGAGATATCTGCCCCTGTTGCCAATATAGCATACCTCTAAATATAGAAGCAATATCATTTAAAACTTTATAAGCCTCTTCAGCTCCTTGTAAGTATATATTACAAGCAAATCTAGCTTCTTGAAATCCCCAACCGTCCTCTAATCCTTCAAACTTACCGTATGAGTCTACAGCATCACAGTATTTAGCTATTTCGTATAGTGACCACTTATCAAGTTGATTCTCGTCTAGCCAGTTTCCTAGGCCATACCTAGTATTAGTGCATAGGTCATACATAATCCAAGCAGGGTTACAAGTCCATTTAACTGTAAACTCCCCATCCCAGCTACCATTGTATAAAGTATCTCCGACGCTAGTGCCTATCCAATTTCCCCCTGCAGTCAGACATCGATCTTTCCTTCTAATACCTGCTATATCACAGTGTCCTGCATCATACGGAGTATAGTTAGTAGGCACCTTCACTTTAACACCTTTAATTTCGTACCCACGAGTAGGTATGCTCTGGAACTGTCTAGCGTCTAATTCAATGCCCATTAGTGCGCTGTTAGGGTATGTAAGCTTATTATCTATTATTTTAGTATAGCTACCAAAATATATACTATTTTGAACTTTAGAATTGGCGGGATCGTTAGTTAGTCTTTCTACTTTAATAGATACACTGTTAAATGTGCCAGATAAGTCTATTCTAAAGTTTTTCTCATACCTAGAAGACGTTTTACCATCGAAAGTGAAATCTTTCTTTAGCTCCCAGTTGCCCTGGTCATACTTAATAGATACCTGAAACTGGACACTAGTTACTTTCATCTCTCCTTTATCATTGTCTGCATCAAATAAACTAGGGGTGTATACTAATACTCGTAGTGCGTCTGTGTTACTAGTGGTTACAGTACGTATTACAGCTCCAGGATTTTCCTTGTTAATTTTTACACCTACTGGTACTTCTTGCTCAGCTCCCGCAAAGCCAGGTATATGAGGTTGAGTCTGCACACCATGCCTAGAAGCCCATGAAACTCTTTCGAAGTTATACCCTCCAGAGGAGTCTACTAGAGGTGTCTCATTAATAAATATAGACTCAGCATCGTTTGTTAAAAGTCCTTTAATCTCGCCTTCTGAGATTAAATCAACGATTTTTGCTTTTGACATAGAAAATAGAGAGTCATCGTCATCTACAGCTCCGCCTCCGCCTTTTCCACCGGCACCTCTTATCCAGTCTTTCTCACTCATAGTATCTCCTTAATCCGGTACGTAATCTTCTGCGACAATTCCTGCACTAATAACTGCTCCACCTACTAATAGTTGTCCATACGCTATAGGTACTGCGTTTCCTTGTTTAGTAGTGTTTATAGGTCCACTAAACCCATAGTTAGTGGGTTGGTCCTTCTCCTCCGCCTTAGGGGTAGGAGCTAATAGAGAGGCTATACCTCCAAGTAGTAGTCCTGCTCCTATTTTCATTGCAATTGACATAGTCGAGCCGGCGAACCCCTCTCCTAAGAACATAACTCCGTCTGCACCAAGTATTTCCATAGCTCCGAAGCCTCCTCCTGCCATAAATACTGCTCCAAGCAATATTATCCCTAATATTACCATTCCCCAGCCTTTATCTTTTGCTCCTAGTACTACAGGTATGATTTTAATCTCTTGTCTACCTGATGGGTGCCCTACTTCATCTAAGCCTTTAATATAAGACTTTCCTACTTTTATCTTGTACCCGATACCTCTACCTTCTGAATTAGCTAAAAACTCTCGGAAACTAGGGTTATTGGCGCACATTGCCTTTATGGCTTCTTGAGGGGAATTTATATTAAACTTCCAATTCTTTCCATACTTCTCGGCTAATTCGCCATATAGTTTTACTTCTCTTAACATAATGATTTGTGCCTTAAATGGTGCGTGGTATGTTTTCTCCAATATCCTCCATAAATCTCTCTGTTGGATAATCTACCGTGTACGTGATGTAAAATTAAATCATTTCCAATATAAATTGCGGCATGGTTTGGTACCGGTGAAACTAATTTTATTAGAAAAATATCATTTTTTCTAATATCATTTGAATCTCTAATATGGATAAAACCTTGTTCTTTATAGTTCTCTAAGTATCTATTCTCACCTTTATCCCACCAGCCGTCTTGACCACTATTACATTTAAATTTAATATTTAATTCTTTTTTATAATAATCTCGAACTAAAGTACAGCAATCTAAAACTCCATAAGAAAAAGATCTGCCTAATATAGGAGCTTCGTATCCTAAAGGCTCCCAGCTGTATAAGTTATTACCGGGCCAGCTTAGAATATGCCAAGGCTTACTAGTAGCTTCACAAGAAACTTTATCCCCTTCGGAAGGTACACAATCCGCATCAGGGTGAGAATGGCATATAGCTAGTATATCTCCTGCGTCCTCTGCATCTGCGTAACTAATAGGGTCTATGATGAAGAACTCTTCAGGCTTTTCAGCAATATTAGTTGCAGGGAAGTACCTTTCTTTCTTACCTATACCAATAATAAAGCCACACGCTTCTTTTGGGTATTCGCTTTCAACATGTAGTCTAAAAGCCTCTAATACTTTTTCATTCATCGCATAGTACCCATATTGATACCTGCTCCTGGGAAACCTCCAAAGGGTGTTCCTCCTATAGTACATACACTAGTGCTAACATCCCAGACGCCTTGTAGTGCTGTACATACAGAAGCAGATCCTATTATACACTCAGGAGCATAACTAGTCCAAGTTTCAGTTGCTGCTTCACATGACGTCTTATCATGATCTACCGGAGTCCAGGTATTTCCTGACCCCTCACACCCTTCCTGGTACCTATAATCCTCATCCGAGCAGTTACCTAACTTAGAACACACTCCCTGACCCGTGTCCCAAGTACCTCCTGCAGTTTCACAAACCCCTTCTATTAAAGGTGCAGATTCTGGGTATCTCTTTTCACAAGATTTAAATGTTTTTCCACATACATCACTTTCAATATTACTTACTGCAACATTATCTATATTAAAGTACTGAGTACCTATATACCCACATTCTGGACCTCTATACCTCCAATGACATGAATTAGCTACTACAGTTCTAGAGGGTAGTTTTATACCGTGTATATCATGGGCTGCGCTTAACTCAAACTGTAAGTGAGTGTTTGTCTCAATAGCTTTTCTATCTATGTACCAAATCTCATCTGGGAAATGTGCCATATCATCTGCAATAGGATTATCGTACCATTTACCTACTGCCGTTTCACAAGTAGTAGATGTATAGTCCGTCCAAGTTCCTGCTAAATAATCCCATGAGTGTCCAGCACTTAAGCAATCTGTAGAAGTAAGCTTAGAAGTATCCCCTGGGCAATACCCTCCATACTTATACTTATCTTTGCAGTCCGTTTCACTTAAACTCTCTTCCCAGACTTCTCCTGCAGTTTCACAAGAAAGCTGAGTAATATAAGAACTATCTGTACAAAATGCTCCAGGTTCCCCGGTACAGTACCCCGAGACAGGGTACCCGCTAACATAGCAGTATGAATCTAGGTACTTAGCGAAAGTTCTTTTTCTAGTAACTTTAGCGCCCACTAAGTCTGAGTAAGTACTTAGAACTCCTGACAATAGAGAAGTAATATTCGCTATTGTTATAGTAGGTCTAGGAATGGCTCCTGTTCCTGCGAACTCAAAACCCTCTGCTTCTATAGGGAAAGAAGAATACTTATTACCCTGCCAAACTATCTCCTGAATCTCTTCATTAGCACCAGAGTGCCATCTAAAGATAGGGATAGTTACTGGTGCTAAGCCCGTAGATAGGTCAAGCTCAAATAACTCAATTATCTCTCCAGGCTCAAACTTATTAATATCACTAGAAATTTTATCACTCATGGCTCAAATACCCTTCTAAAAGTTGCGGTTACGTTTTGTACTCCATTTAGTACGTTAGTGTTACTCCATTTATCACACACATATTTTTTAAGTCCCGGAGTTAAAGTATAATTCTCATTTAGACCTAATATATTATTATCTAGTACCAACACAGACCTACTAGAAATACTTAATACTACGGCAGTCTGTAATGAACTATCTAGTACCATACCCCCTTTATATAGGTCTGTGAAGTACTGGGTAGAGTCTATTAATTCAAATGCCTGCGACCCCGTTGTACTACTCTTAATCTGATATCCTTCAGGGTACCAGTCGAAAGAAGTAGAACCTTTCGTAGTCTCTAAAAAACTTATGATTTTATTAGATTCTGCAAGAGTCCTATTCTTCCAAATTAGGTTCCAACTCTCTGGTATATTGTTGATACCTTCAGGAACCCTTTGCTCGTACCCGTCACCATAACTAGCTTTTAGTACTCTAGGTTGTGCATCTATTTTTTGTCCTCTATCGGGGCTTATACCTACATCTATTATAAAATTTGCCATAATTAATATTGACTTAACAATCCTCCAGGTCTTTGCTGTACTACTAGTTCTGCCTGTACAGCTTGAGAAACCATATATCCAAGCTGTTTAGCATTTTCTTTACTGCTTCCACCTTGAGTCTCTGTGTTAGTATTTCCATTACTATCTACTGTAACATTAACTGTAACGTTATTTTCAGTACTTCCTCCCGTGTTACCAATTACTGGTATAGATTTACCATCGGGAAGAGGCACTACAGCTTCATTATACTTACCTTCTCCAACTAAACCTAGTGTAGGTTTAGTAACAGTACCACCGCTTGCGAATGCTCTAAAGCCTCCTGATAGTACTCCTCCGTTAGCGAAACCGAATATACCACCTATGATGGCTGTTAGGCCCGAGCTTAAGAGGTCGCTTCCAACTGAAGCTACAGTACCCTGTATTATAGACTTTGCGTTAACATTATCGTTCATAATTTGTGAATGAAGATTGTTAGCTAGCGTCTGCTTTAAGTCGCTTCCAACTTTTTCAGCAGTAAAGTCTCCGTTTGGATTACTAACATTAATTACACCGCTACCTTTTTGCGCTTCTGGGTCTTGCTCTAGTACTTTTAAGGCGCCGTTCTCATTGAACTGTTCAAATACATTAGTACTGGTATCATTATTATAGCCAGTACCTTTAAGA